CCAGAAATCAATTGACGACCCTCTCCAGCGCCCAGCATAAGATACTGTAAAGCATCATGGATGTGAGAGAACATATTCTTATCTGGCTTATCATCGAAGCGCTCACCTGACACTTGCATCCTACGGTAAGCATAGCCTCCCTCGAAGCCTTTGATAATTGTCAGGCAGCGAGGATCAATTAGGAACGCAGGTTTTCCTTCAGCCATCTTCGTGAGCGAAGCCCTAACAGCTTCAAGTCTAAGATCGACAGAGTTAGAATGAGTCGGAGTCGCCCGTAGACCCGCGCCGCGTAGTATTTGAAACGGAGTGCTTTCATCTGTTTGTGCCCTAAAATCCCCAGCGGGATCGCCATAAATGTGAACGTCCAAGTGACCGTACTTAGTTGCTATCTCTTGTCTTAGCACTTCGGCAAACCGAACAATGCCCATATCAATAGCAACAATCTCAGAAAGTATTAACCACCTACCCCTAACCTTCTGCCCAAAGACAGCAGCAGGGGTAAGCCCGAAGTCTAGGCCAATGTAAAGCGGAATACCATCAGCAGTTGGAATCGGCTCATCGGCAACGTGTGTGTCTTTAACAAACTCTGGATACACTGGCTTTCCCTCTTGGATCATGCCGAGTTGATTCATCACATAGACATCAATCCAACTCTTGGTCTTACCACGAATAAGGTTAGTGTAATAACTCTTCAACATATTCTTTTGATTCTCAGCCTTGGGGTTAGGCTCATAGCCAGTTAACTCCCCGTCAGACTTCGTTTCAATCATTCCAGAAGGCTGGGTATAGAAGCTCCAGTTGTCTGGCTTACGCAACATCAGTGCTTGCTCACGGTGAATATGATCTGGGATTGGAACCTCCCCAGACATAATCGGCCACCAGTGGTCTTCCTCTGGCGCATTGGTGTCAGCAATAACTCCTGACCAACTCGGCCCACCTTCCCGCATAGAAGGAAAGCGACCAACGCGCATCGTACAGGCATCAATGATACTCTTGGAAATCTCACGCGCCTCGTTAATCCAAACGCCAGTAAGCTCTAACGACAGCAGCTTCTTGACATCTTCGGGACGATCTAATGCTAAGAAGATAACCTCGAGATCAATGTCCCCTTTTTTAATGTGATGAGTGTATGGAACCTCCCAGCGGAACTTACCCCAGTCTTCCTCTGGAAACCAATCAAGCCAAGTCTTAATGGTTGTGGTTCTAAGCTGTGGGTTGGTATTCCGAATGATTGCCCAGCGTGAACGGCGCAATCCATTCTCATTCTTCTGCTGACTCAAGGCGCGGCGAAAGACCTCAACACAGCAGCCAACAGACTTGCCACTACCAACTGGCCCCCGAACACCACGAAAGAAAGTATCGTCCTTCATGAACGCTTTTAGCACATCACCGTCTGGCTTATACTTAAAGTCGATCAATCTTAAAGTCCTTACCAACCTTCATTAAGGTATCCACCACCTCTGGAGCAATGCTGGATATAATCTTATCGGCCTCATAGTTAGTAATGAAGTCCTTGGGGTAGTGCTTCATATGCACAGTCTTAACAACACGCCGTAGAATCTCACGGTCGCCCTCATTGATCGTGTGCATGAATGTCATCTGTTAAGGAATCCCCCAAGCAAAGTGCGCTTCATTACCGACTTCAACTGCTTAGGAACATTCTTACCAGCAGAGGTAGGCGTTGCACTAACCGCCTTAGCAATCTGATTGCCAGCGCTCTTCTCCATGGCACCACTCTTAGTAAGCATCTGGCCCAGTGGCGTGATTTTCATACCAGCAGAGTTCTTTAGCATATCAACTATGCCACTAAGCAAGCCCTTCTTCATTCCACTTCCCATACACATCCTACTTCTCCTTCATTGATTGGTAGCGTTTTAACAATGACCGACCCTTAGAAACAGCCGAGGCTTTATCTCCACTGTGACCCCAAGCCTCAAGACTTAACTTTAGCCTTGTCTTCTTTCCGTCCTTTTCCAACGGGCCTGCCCCGCTTCCCATTCTTACTAGGAAGCTCCCCTTCCGTCTTAACTTCTCTGGAGTGTCCGCCGCGCCCTTCACTGGAGCCTTGAGGTTGCCCCCTGTCTCCCTGTTGTAACTTCTTCGGCCCTCTTCGTTGAGGCCCCCCTCTGGGTTCTGCCCCGACTTTCTCTGCCAAGCTGGTGTCATCATCAGACCTCTTCATTAATCTTAGTACAGCACTTAGAACACCTACCCTCATATCTCAGAACCTTTCTATATCAAAATAATTTTAGCTTAGAGGCATCGGGCTTTTTTGACAATAATCCTGTGTGGTGGACCTGTAACCAAACAGAGTGTCCGAGTTTTAACCCCCCCACCCCTTACCCAAGGTCGATACTAACTCGAATATCCCCAGCCACTTGCACCTGTGATCGGTCTATCGGTTTAAACCCAGCACGGTCTAACAAATCCTTGCTGGCTTCAAGCTGAACGTACTCTGATCTAGCCCCTTTCGCTAGCCCAGCGAGCTGTCCTACAGCCATTGCAGCATGTTTGCTAAACTGCTCACCCATCACTTGCATCATATACTGCTGCACATGCGTAGTCTTCATAGCCTTCTGTGCGCTGACTCTTCCGCTATCACCCGCTGCATATCCTGCTTCTTGGCTGGCCTTGGTTAGGTTTCCGCCGTTTGCTACATACGCTTCAACCAAAGCCCTCTGTCTTGTGGTTATTGGTCTTAATCCAGTCATCTTATTCATTAGCTTACATCCCCCCTTACCCCCCTTCTAGAGGGCTCTCAGAACTGCTGTCAACGCACAATATAGCACACTGTATACTGGGCGTCTCCCCCCTTTGGTGGGCCGCGCTACTCAGCAAGCCCGAGCCTGTAGTCTCGGCCGCGCAAGCGCGGTGAGTATCGCTGACGCAAGGTGCTGTATGTTGCGCCTCTTCGCCACGTTGGGCGAAGCGTCTTACGCGCCATTGCTTTCAGAACTTCCGCACGCAGTAGGCGTGCTGCCAGAGGCACAACGCGCAGATCAGACCACAGGAGTAGATCGTTCCGATCTTCTCTAATGCGGTCTGAAGCGTTGTCACCTCTTGGTGCGAAGGCATAGCTCTTCGCAGATATTGATGTCATGCCCCCGCACGCTATATGCGAGTCGTGTTGTGCTGCGCACACGACAATCGCAAGCGTGCTACCGTGGACACACACACACGAACCTCCGTGCGGACTGTGCTCAAGGCGCGTGCCGACACTACAAGATGCGTCGTCAACCCTCAAAACAATTTCACCGCGCGTTCTTATGTTTGCTCTTGTCATCTAGGTTAGAGTGCGCGGCCGCGTTGCTGAAATTCTTTTGCCCAGCAAAGCTGGCTAAAGGGGTTGACCATTCCCGCGCAAGAGCGCGGCGCGATCTTGTATGCAGTTACACGTTGGGCACACCGCACGAAGCTCCGTGCGTTGGTTCACACAAAGGAGAAAGTTATGGACGATATTATCATAGAACTAGATTACGATATGCAAGAATACCTTGATGCACAACATGAGGCGCAAAGCCTGTTGCATCAAGCTAATTGCGAGGATTTATACGGTGACTCTGACCCTTGGACGGTTGGTATGGACGAGTATTATAAGGACTGTATGTAAAGATATATACTGGCCTTATCGAGGCCACTAGCCAAGTCAAGCCGACCCGCAAGCGGGCGCGCAAGCGCGGGCTTGACTAGGCCAGCGACCTTTCGTTGGCCCTATAGAAGTTAATAATTGTAATATAAATCTTAATCAAATGGAGAACATAAGATGACAAACGAACTTAACGCAATGATTCAAGCCGATCTTACAGCAGCATACAACGGTGATCTAAACATCACCTTATCACAAGCACTGGCAGTAATAGCTGCCCACTTTTATGATCCATCCGTTGGGTTGGATCGTGAAGGCAACACAGTAGAGAGAAATAACTTACAATGGGATCAAAGGTTAGCTCTACAATCCTTAGCTAACTTTGCTAACAAACAGCTACATGATACATCGGTCAACGCTGATGGTAAGGTTAAAGGTGTAGTGCATAAGCTGGACAAGGCTAGGAAATATGCACAGCAGATTGGTCGCACTCTAAATGGAACTGAGATTGATCTACAGGCTGGGCATCGCGCAGCCGATTGGATCGAGCGTCTAGATTATAACAAGGAAGTCTTGGAAGAATTTTACTACACTGCGGCTTATGTTTACGACAACGCAGTTGGAGAAACATTCAAACCATACGAGGGCTGGACGACAGCTAAACCAGTAAACAAGATTAGCGACAGCGCAATGCGCGAAGTGCAGGATCGTTTAGCACGGCTTGGTATTGAGACATCAACTGAGTACACGCCACAAACGGATGGCGTTGCAACATCTGATGAAGAGGTTGCTGCATAACGGAGGGGGGGGCTTTGCCCCCCTTTTCATTTGTGTCCACCAAATAGATGGAGCAAACCGAGGCCCTACTAGAACCTCCCTTCGGTCGGGCTGGGGTGAGGGGGGCGCTCGCGGCGGCACGTTTCACGCCCTGACCGTGACGAATGAAACTTAAAATTAATTTAAAAGGAGATACCAATGGATCGCTTGC